ATGGTGAGCATACACTCTGAACATCTTGTGAGTATGCATCTCTTCTAACTTATAAGTAATAGGAACGAATTTACAGTTTCTACCATCACTCCATTTCATAAGTTCTTCAGCACGTTTACCAATCACCTCTCCTTTAAGTTTAGGACCTCTTGATGATTTTTGACCAGTACCACTTACAATTGCTTTCACTTTCTTTCTAGAATCAATAAATGCTTGTGGCACCTCTAATTCATCTAGATTTATGAAAGATGCAGATATCATACCTATAATAGATTGATATTCTTTAATAACATCTCTCCATTGATTCTTAGGATATTTCTTCAAGTCTAATAGGTGATAATATGTTCTGATGTCAAATTTAGCAGGAATTCCTAATGTCATAGGTTTGCTTGGTTTTACAAGAAACACTTTCTCATAACCATACACACTTCTCAAATAGTCTTTCTTGATTCCTGGCACTTTATCTTCATAGATGTAAACCTTTGCATCATTAGCAGCTACAGTTTGAGGTTTCCAATACCAGTTATATCCTTTTGTAGCATCCATCATTCTCTTATTGTGCAAATAGAACTTAACAGAGAAGTCTTCTAATAGATAATTCTTTTTATTAGAAGAATATAGTGCTGCAAAATCAATAAGAGAAAGTCCTTCCAATTGTGGAGTTTTAACTTGAACAGTTGCATATTCTGAAAGATCATCAATTCTAATAGATGAACCATTGAAATCGATATACTTTCCTGATTTCTCTAAGTGATTAATCATAGACTTAATATCACATCCACTCTCTACACTTTCGTTGTACTTATTTATAAAATAATCAGCAACGTCTGCAAGTTTAGATTTAATAATCTCTTTTGCTTCTTGTGTATATCTAATAGACTCTCTGTTTGGTGTTGGATAGATTCCATCTGTTAGAGAAAATCTAAGAGCAATAGGAAAGCTTATTCTAGTTACACCTATTTTATCAAAGTCTAATGGATAGTATACATTGTCTAAACATATGTGTAAATGATTTGCTTGAGATAATTCAGAGAACTGAAAATCAGGATGTCTAGAGATGACAAACTCATTATGGATACTACTGTCAGATGGAACATCAAAATATACATCTTCGAAATAACAAAGCTGTTCTTTGATCTTTTGTCTAAACTGATACTGATCCTGATACTTAACTGGTACAATCACCTTAACACCGTTTCTCTCTGTTGTAGGAGTTTCATGAAGAAGATCGATAGTATTTACATCTTCTCCTTCATACATCATATACTTACGCTCTATTCCATCTTTTCTACATACGAAGTAGAAACTAGAACTATATGCAAGAGGTGCCTTGAAACCAAGACCCATCATACCTAATTCTGTAGTGGACTCACGCTTAGTAGATTTACCATACTTACTGATAATGTTCTTCACATCATCAGCATCTAGACCAATACCAAAATCCTCTACAGAGAATTCATAGTTGTGGCTATTACTTTCTTTAAACGCAACAATAATTGGATCTTTCACTCCAGCTCTTCTATGACTATCCAGAGCATTACTTGCACACTCTCTAATAGTAGAGCCTATATCATCTGAATACAGATTCTTACTTAACATCTGCATCAATATCTGTGCAGAATCTAAGTCTAGTGACATTCCAATTGATTCTTGTGATTGTCCATCAATTAGGACATTTGCTTCTTTCTGTTTTTCTAAAATCATCTTTCTAGTTTTAAATTGTTTCTCTTTTTACTAACCAAATTTGTCTATTGTTAAGATCTTGTGAGATTCTCATATTGTGATCCTCTGATGATACTCCCCAAACTTTTTGTGCTCTAGTATATGAATTTCCATTCCACGTATAAGTGTTTGTTACAACATCTCGCTTGGTAGTACATCTAACATTTCCATACATTGGTTTTTTTGTATGCCAATGTACTTTGGTTTTACTTAATGCAGGTGGTGTTAACACCTTTAAATACTTAAAGAATGACTGACAAGATATCATTATCTCATCACCTACTTGTAAATCTTGAATTTCAATTAATTGATTTTCCATGTTTTCTAATTTTAAGGTAATATGTTATCTTCTATTCTGCATCCTGAAAATCGTTCATTTTTAAAACGTTCAGATCTAAAATTTACATCTCTCATGTCTTTTCCAGACATATATCCTAACAAACAAGAAGATTCATAACCTCTTTCGTTGTGACATCTATATTCATTCACTTGTAAAAATTTACATTCATTGCAGGTTTTCGGTATTTCTTTGATTTTAATTTCTAAACTTATCATAATTTCTAATTTTAAAAGGGCAGGTCCCTATTTTTTAATTTTTGTTTAATGTATTCTTCATGTTCTTCTCTAGTATCTAACAGTTCCATTGTATCTATACGTCTATACATATATCTTTCTTGATCATAAATTATAAACTTATGTGCAGTTTTATGATCTTGAGAAGTTAATTCAATACAGTCATCAAAATGTATTTCATTATATGACCAATGATGTAAATGATGTGTAGATTTTTTTGGATGATGTTTCATCATCATTGCTATTTTATACTTTTCAGGAAACTTTTCCTTATAGTCTAAATAAACTTGATGTTTAGATTTAGGAATTATCACTTTTTTTTCTTTAACTCTTCTTCGAGCTTTTTCTTTTTCGTGAAACTCTGGATCTAATATCAGTTTTTTATACCTATTGTCTGAAAGTTTTTTAGAGCAATCCTTACATTTATTCAATAAGCCATCTTTAGTTTTTGGATGTTTATAATACTCATCAAACGATTTTGTTACTTTACAAATTTTACACTCTTTCATAATTTTAATTTTAAATTCATGCAAATATATTTAAAATAATTTAAAATAACAAATATTTTAACATATATTTTACCATTCTAAAAAGGCAAATCAACATCCAACCATTGAACACTAAACCCATTGTTTTCTTCTAATAATCTATTCACTTTTGCAAACACACCTTCTGTATCCCATTCTATTGATTTATAGGAAGCACTAGCTGGATGACTCACTTCAAACACATGTGTAAATATACCTGTGTATTTTTTGTATCTAGCTGCGTCCTTTCCTAAGAATATTATAGGAACACCTAAGTGGTTTATAATTTCCTCAAAGAGATATTTTACAAGTGGTTCCCATATTTCCATATGAGATCCTGCTTTGTTCATCTCTGTTGTTAATGCCGCATTAAACATTAAAACTCCCTGATTAGCTAAGAAGCTAACATCTGGATTCTCTATAATATGCAAGTTTAACCCATCGTAGAATTCTCTCTCCATAGCTCCATAGAATTGAGCTAATGAAGGTTGTACTTGTTCTGTAACAGAGCAACCCATTAGTAATCCATCTGCTACTGGAACATCATTCTTGAATGTGTGATATGGACACATACCAACCATTACCACTTTAAGATCATCAAGTGATGTTTCTTTAAAGCATCTCCATACATGCATAGAAATAGGAGCAATCTTCTTACCTCTCTTTGCTTCTGCTTTCAGGAATGCATAAATCTTATCACATTCTTCACTCTCGATGAATGGTTTCATCTTAGCATGCCAAGATGGATGAAACTGATGTTTAAAATTATCCCAATTCATATTAATATACTGTTACTTTAACGTCTGATATTTCTGCTTTAGCTACAACTTTTAATACATACACATCTTTTCTTTCTAATCTAGCAAGTCTAGTTGCTTCATCTTTAGCTTGTTCAAAGCTGTCATGTAATTTTGATGGTGTAGATTTACCTTCTACCATCACTGCAAATTTGTCTTCCATAATTTTACTTGTTTAATTTTGTTGAATTAATAACTGTTGTTTCTTTTTTCTTTCTAATTTTATCAAACTCTTCCCAGTCTATACTAAAAGTTCTTCCGTACTTATCAGTTAATTGACCATTATTCATTTGAATATTAGATGGGTTCCTTACTCTCATATTAATTCTTTTTGTGTTAAATATTTTTCAATTGTTTTTAGTCCATGTATGCGTGCTAGATCAGCCCAATCTTTAATTCCTTCATCTAGATAGATTCTAGGTACATTACAATACTCAAACCCAAACTTATCAGTTATGAGTTGAGAATTCTTTACACCAGTCTCATCACTATCGAAACTTAAGATTTGTCTTTCAGAATTTTCCTTGATATAATCAACGTTCTCTTCAGAGAAACATCCCATACCTTCATTCTGAACTGCACAGCAACACGGAAATACTTTTTTCATCACCATATAATCCTTCTTACTCTTATTGATGAATGCTACATCACAATCTCTGATGTCATCTAGTCCATCCATCATGGTAATAGGTACATTATTAGGCATCCACTTATTTTTCTTATCAGCAAATGGTCTATAGATCTTCCAATGTCCTTCATATAGATAACCAAATCTAAGCTCAGAGTCTTTTATAGGAAACTTCTGTTTGTTTAGATATACAGTGTCTATTGAATATACATTATTAGCTCTAAGATCATCTATGTCCTGATAATATGCATTCCAATATGCTAATTCTTCGTGTGTGAACTTTCTTGTCTTCACTTGAATGAAATATTCACGTTTAGATGTAGCTGTTGGTTGTGCATAATCAGAAACAATCCTCTCGTATTGTTTTGTAGAGGAACCACTGATAATCCCTAGGTCAAAATCTCTATCAATCATCATCAATGCTTCACGCAATGGTATATTGAATAGCATCATTACAAAATCAAAGCATCCACCTTTTCTGCTGGAATCTCCAAAATCAACAAATCTTAATGCTCCTCCTCTATATCCTATAATGAATGATGGATTCTTTTCGTTTCTAAAGGGAGAATAAGTAACATCATTTATTTTCCAATTCTGATGTGGCATGTAGAATTTATAAATATCATATTCAGATATTTTGTCTAGTATGCTATCAGTTGTTAAGTTTACTCTTTTTTTCCCTTGTATCATAGCTTTAAAATAAAAAAGCCTCACCATTTCTGATGAGGCCTCTTATCAACAATTAACTCAATTAATAATCATCACCATCATCAGATATATATGCATCAGAGGCAACTAAGTTATCATCTGCATTATAATCTTGAAGGTCTTTCAATATATAATAGTCTTTACAGCCATATTCACCTATAACATTTACAACAAACTTTTCATGAGCTTTCAACTCTTTAGGTTTCTTAGCCTTAAGAGCATCTTGTACTTTCTTGTTTCCATAATCAACAAGTCTGAATTGTTTTAGTGTATATCCACCTAAGAATGCTTTGTTGTAAATACCTTGGTATTCTTTAGACTCTCCATCTCTCTCTTTAACTATTACAGTTGCAAGAGATACAACAGATTTAGCCCATTCACCACCGATTTGGTCTTTAAGATCTTTTACATTACCACGCATTAACTTCTTCCATTCTAATTGTAGAACAGTTTCTGAATCACGATAGTCAAGATCAGCCAACCATGTACGCATGAAATTGTAAAGATCTTCTTCACCTGTATATGCCACTCTGAAATCTCTTCCTTTGGTAAACCATTCAGCAAGATCATTTTCATCTGCAGCCCAAGAACACATACCAACAGAATTGATATATTGTTTCTTCGTTCCATCTTTATTCTCTCTTTCTTTATCTTCTAAGAAGAATGATGTTTTGAATTTGTCATCAGAATTAACCTTCTGTAACCATACGTCAACACGTAAATAGGTATTACCATCTTTAGTATCACCTAAATACTCAGCAGCTTTGCTATCTTCTTTAAGCTCAATACCAAGCTTATCTTTATACTCTTCTATTGTTGGATTGATAGCAATTACATTTGCTTCAAATAATCCAACTTTTCTTACTGAATCACCACTTCCTGTGTTTTCTCTCTTTTTTCCTCCGATACTACTCATTGTAATTTAATTTAATTTAGTTATAATATTCATTTAATGTTTCAACTACTAGTTGTAAGTTGTTTGGTATTTTTGTTTCTGTAAACATACCATCTGGACTCTTTGCTGGGTATTTTCTGTAACGATTAGTTACAAACTGATAACTAGCTGTACCATCTTTGTTCTCTTCTACAAGAGTGTAAAGACAAACAGTTAACAATCCTTCTAACAAGACTTGGTTATCAATTAACTTACCTGCAGTTTTGATCTTGTATCCAATAATCTCTCCACCATCTTCTACAGTTTCTGGGTGAGTTAGATAGAATACAGTGATGTCATCACGTAATTGTCTAGCTGTTCTAAATAAATCTACCATGTCTTTAGCCATAACACTAAATTTGGTAAATCCTACTTCTGTAGCTTTAGCCACCATATTGAATCCCATAATGTAATTAGAGTCTTCAATAATGATGTTCTTAATGTGAGGAGCTTTCTCAGAAATAGTCTTTAACAAACGAGAGATCTCGTTAGCATCTTCTATTTCCTTGTAATTCTTGTTCTCTGCGTTGTAAAGTTTTTCAGATCCCTTGAAAGGAAGCTCTTTCTTTGCAACGTTAATAATGTACGTTTCTTCTGGATTCAGATGCTTGATAGCTGTAGACTTTCCAGTCCCTGTAGCACCAACAATCCCTACTAATTTACTTGCCATTGTTTTACTTGCTTTAATTATTAATATTTAGTTTTAAAATATAAAGATACAAATAATTTTTTTAATTATCAAATGTATTTTATCTTAGTTTCATCAAAGAATTCTAACGCTTTCTTCAACCACTTCAGCTCTGTTGGTTCAGTGGTGCTGACAATATAGATGTGGGCTTTTTTATCAGGAGTGTTATACTCCATGGCCATACATCTATTTATCTTCTGTGCTAGATTCTCTGCATTGCTATCGAAATAGTTTATGATCACCTTGTCAAGAGGTTTGTACGTTACACCTGTATTACCAATCTTGACAACAGCCAAGTGATTACCTTTACCTTCAGCAAAATCTTCAAAGATCTTTTTCTCTTTAGACTTATTGTGATAGGAAGGAATACCAAGACCATCTGCCACTTTGGTAGTACCACAGAATACTAACACTCTCTCTTCAGCATGTTTAGTTAGCAACGCTTTAGTTGCTTTAACCTTGGCTAATGATGATTGTATTAGTCTCATTCTAGCAAGACGCATGAACATTGTATCAGATCCACTATTCTGCAGTTTATTAACTACCCAGGTTAGAGCATCAAACTGTTTCTTTTCAGTCTTCATTTTTCCTTTGTAATCAATTAATGTTACATTATCCAATGGTACTCTGATAACATGGATTTCATAATCTACAATAACACCTTCCTCAATTGCTTTTTCAATTGGATAGGTTGCTATTACATGAAGATCTAATTCTTCTTCAAGGGTTCGTTCTGTCCAACTGGATAATGTACCAGTTAGACCAAGAATCTGTCCATTAACATCGAACAGGTCCTTACACACTTCTATTTGAGCTTCACTCAATAGATGTATCTCATCAATGATTACAACATCAAAGCTCTGATCAGCAATTTTCTTCAAAGATAAATGTGTGGTGTATGTGACAATGCTGTCATCAAATCCACTAGCTCTAAAATCAGCTTGCCAAGACTCTTTAATCTTGTTATCTGGATAAGCAATCAATATGCTTTCAGGTTTTAGTTTCTCTAGAGCTAGAATACTAGTTCTACATTTTCCCATTCTGGGACACAAGTTTAGTATTCCTCGTTTTTTTCTTAACCATACGTTAGCAAATTCTTCTTGACGAATATCTCTTGGAGTTTTCACTTTCATAAATTTTTATTTAAATGTTTCATAAATCTTTCTTTTTTCCTTTCTAAATAAACTGTTGAGTCTTTATAAATAAACTTTCCAAAATTTCTAGCATCTTTTCCTGAAAATTCACTAATATGAACTTCTTTAGCATGTTTAACTTGTCTATGTTTTATTTTATATTTTGGAATATTTAAAAGATCGTGAATAGGTTCTAAAAATTGTTTAGTTCCAACAATAGAAACTGAAATGCTTTTTTCTGGTTTACTAACACTTCCATCACCATCAAAATAACCTCTAATGAAATGGGGTATGAAATTATCATCTAGTTTAGGAAAAGTTAAAACTAAAGATTTTTTGTTAACACATCCTATTTTTTTTAAATCATTTACAATTTCCGAATCTTGAAACTGTAATCTACATCTATTAAGTTTACTATCTGTGTATATTTTTCCTTCAAATTGAAAAAACTTTTTACATTTTAGTAAATGATCCAAATCTTTTAAAGATAATGATAACTCAAAATTTGAAGTAGTAGATACATAACCATCAGCATAGATAAATCCTAACCAATAAGCTTTTTCCTCTGTATCTATATCATTAAATACAGAGGAATTTATTTTAGCTTTGTTTACTTTAGAATACTCACAACCTGCCTCTCTTAACCATTTACCTACAGTTTTTCTATATATTTCTAGTTCTTCTGCAATTTGATTACAGTTTAAGCCAGAATAGAATAAAGATACTGCTTTTGGTTTTAATAAAGAATAATCTTTACCAAATCTTTTAAATTTATACATATTAATATTTTTTTGTAAATTTAAAAATTAGTATTGATATTTCCTAATCGTGGGGCTAAAAGTTATTAACATTCCTTTTTAATAACCAAATTTTTAACAAACTTTTTGCCTTTTGTCTCTTATTGTCATAATTTATTTATAATATCCTTTACCATTCATCATGTCAATGTAGTCTGAAAGACTCATTTGTGAAGCCAGATGCATTTGTGCACTAGTTAATGTTGCCCAAGAGGTTTTAGTTAGTGGTGGAGCACCATTTTTCCAATGTAAAGGATCAGAGATTCCATCATGTTCAACTTCTTTAGGTCCAAAGTCTTCAACTTCTTCACCATTCAACAGCTTTTTAATGTAATCAAGTTCTTCAGTAGCACTAACAGGAGCTTTCTTAGCTTTCTCTTTTATCTTCTTCACTTTATGATATTCCTGTTTAGCTTTTTGTTGTTGTTGAAATTTGTAATTATTTATTTTCATTTTACCTAAGAAAATAAGATTTGTTAGTAATAGCTTCATAATCACTGTCTGTGATGTCTTTCTTTCTAGGGAGCTCTTTGAACATACCAATCTGGCCTAAGAAACCAAGACCAATACGCACGTCATCTTCTCCATAAGAATTCTTGATTAGTCTAAGACTTCTGAAATACTTAGCACCATATCCATCTTTCAACTTATCAAGGTCATAACCACTTGGATCAGCCACTTTATACCTCATAGGATCAAATAATGCCATAACAACATCAGCATCATTCTGTGTTGCTGAACTGTCTGCAAAATCTTCTAGTTGAGGTTCTACATCTCCATTCTTTATCCTAGAAGGATTAGAGATGTCACGATTAAACTGACTAACCACTACAGGACTATATCCATAAAAATCTCTAGCATATCTGAGTTCATCAGACATTTTATCGATTGCTTGTTTCTTGGTAGGTTGAGCAGCTGTAAGTTTTAGAAGACCAATGTGGTCAATAACCACCATAGTGATCTGACTTGGATCATCTGGAACATATATTTTGTTCCATTTATCTAATTGCTCAATCTTACCATTCTGTAAGGCATAGTCTTTTAGTTCTTTTGCTATACCTACAGGGTTCTCTGGACCATCAATGATTGTAACTATATCACTTAGTTGATCTACATAGTCTTTATAATAAAGAAATAGATCATGTTCATCTTTAGTCATCTTCTCAGTCCAACCTAGTAGTTTACCTACAGGAATAATAATTCCCTGGTCTAGAAATATCTTACGAGATACCCACTTGGCCATCTTGTAAGTTCTACTTCTCTCCATGGACCTATACCACACTTTCACTTTAATACCTGAAGCTTGTCCTTCTTTAGAAAGAGCCCAATCAACAGGATTAAGAACAAATGCATCATCAATAAAGGATGTCTTACCAGATCCTGTCAAACCACCTACAAGATAGTACATACTCTTACGAATACCTACATATCTAGTTAGACGATCAAATCCCATAGGAATTCCTCTATTTAGATCATTTAATCCTTTCTCAACCTCTGCATTTAATAGTTCAAAACTCATTTTCTATTATTTGGTAAAGCTCCAACAATAGACAAAATCATTATAAAGACAAAGAATGTTGTCCATGGGTATTCGTTAATTGTTTCAAAAAATTCTCTCATATGTCAGTTCCTCCTGTTGGTTTCTGTGGTGCTATGTCTATTTTAGCTCCATCATTAATTAGTTCAATGTAAGCTTCGAAAGCTCTCTGGTTCAAATAAGTTACACTGTTTTGCATGAATGTCATTCTATTACTATTTGTAGCAACAGAACTTTCTTTCTTCTGTAAGAGTTCATAATTCAAAGCAGATATAAGCTGTGCAGCTGTATATTCTCCCTCAAGAATTATTTTATCAAACTTCAGCCTACATTCATCTTTACCCTTTCTAATAGCTCTGGTACCTGTAAACTTCTTACCCTTATACTCAAATGAATCAGTACCTGGATAAGTTTTCCACCACTCTTCAAAATCTGTTGTTGCAGGTTTTCTCTTTATTATCTTCGCAGTGCTCTTTGCATCTATGAATTCTAATAAGTCTTTACCTACTAGTGTAAGCTTTTCATCATCTTTAGTTATCAACGCTTTTCTTATCAAAGACTGATAGACAGAAGCAATTTTCATACTTGCTTCACATAGTGAAGAAACATCAAATTGTTCGTCTATCAACTTTAATAAGAATATTACATCTAGATTATAACCTCGTTTGATGAGCTCTTCGAACTGTTCTGCTGTTACGTTCAGTCTCATTTGTTAATATTGGTGTTACTACTTTTATAATTGCAGGTAAACGTTTCTTGTTCTCCTGCTCTTGTTCCCACTGTTGCCATTCAATTTGAAGATCATGATGTCTTTCCATAGCATAGATATGGTCATTAGGATATTCCCAATCCTCCAATATCCAGTCCATTACTCAGATTTTTTAGGTCTTCCAACAGATTTTTTCTCAACTTGTGCATCATTTGCAACAGTTGGTTTCTTCTTTCTCCTCTTCTTGTACTTTCTTTTAGGCTTTTCAGCTTCATCTGTACAATGTGAGAAAGTTATGTTTCTAGGTTCAAACTTAGGACGTATAATCTCCTCTTTAGGAGGATATTCCTTGCTTGAAACATTCATTAAGATGAGACTTAATACTGTCAATAGTGAAAGTACAACTCCCACTACAATAATCATAGATGCTTCCATAATTTTTAATTTTTGATTCTTAATCCATAAGCCATGTTAAACCAATCAAATGTGGCAATAGCTCTGGAATTGTTAAATTTAAAGATTTTTTTTAATAGTGGCATTGCATACTTCCTGAACTGTTCATATTGTTCTGAAGTCATTGTAATGTTAAAATACCACTGGTCATCATACAATGTATCTAACATAGTTTTACCAACCATTTCTAATTGGTATTCTATTAGATGTCTTGTAATGTTTTCTCTGTTTACCTTTGCTTTCATTCAAATAGATTTAATTGATTAGGAATAACTACTGTTTTGATTCGTTTTCCCTCAGTCTTAATTTTAGTAACTATCCTATTAGCTTTTTCAATATAATAATCATAGTTTACATTGTCAACTGATGCATTCTTTTGTAAAAAGTTACACACTTTACATACCCATTCACCTGCTTCCACTTGACTGATAGCAGCTGCTCTAGTTTGACATTCAGGGTTCTTCACCTTGAATATCTTATCACCAGTGTTGGATACATAATATCTAATTAGTTTGTTATAGATAGTTTTTTCTCCTGTAGATCTATTAGTTCCTTCATAATGAAAACTTCTAGAAGCTTTCTGTCTTATACAAAAATCGTATAAATTAGTATGATTTCTAATAGTATGCTCAACAGGAGTACCATGTACAAAGTAATTTTCAAGAGCAATTGGAACCACTCTGGCTGATTTATTCTTGTGTAACTCAAAGTCAGTAAGGAAGTCACCTTTCTTTTTAATCTCTCCATTAGTCATAATTGCTAAATAATCGTTCACTGTACTAAAGATAATCTTGGAATAGTCAGTTCTTTCTAACTCATATTGAGTGATGTTACACCACCACAAATTAAGTTTATGCATCAAAGGAATCAAGTCTTTCTTAATCTTGATAGTTACACCATCTGTATTTGCAGAGATCACCTGTATGCCATTCAATTCATATTGTTCAATAAGCATCATTAGACTAAGCTCACCAGTAATCGTGGTGAACATAGTTAACTGCCTATCATATATCCATGATTGCATATCAGATGACTTACCATACACAGAGTTAACTGCAAGTTTAAGTGCTCCAACAATTCCTTTAATCTTTCTGTCTTTCTTTGCTAGTGGTTTAAGCTCCAATCTCTTATCAAACATCTGTTTGTATCCTCTAAGGAATTCTTTTCCTAAATGAGCAGGAAACTGTCCATTATTGATAATAATAGCTGGATAATAAGAACTAACATCCCAATCGATTATCTCGTACTCTTCATCAGCTTCAAACACCTTAGGTGTATTTTCTGTATGAAGACCACCTTTCATAAAAGAATATACATTTCCATAGAAATCTATATGCTCTTTGAAATCATCTTGAAGACCTAATTGAGTCTTCTTCATTTTTTTTAAGAAATCACTAAGTTGTGGTGTTTCAAATACTACATACTTAGCAATACAATTTTTTAGATCTATATTCTTTCTAAAATATCCTTTTCTAGGAAGTTCTCTATAATCTATTCCTTTTTCAGAACAGTAATACTTCTTGATCATCTCATCACCTATCTTACTATCTGAATAGTTAAGACATGGAATACCAAATTCTTCATAGATATCTTGTCTAAGTTGTATTTGGTTGTTTCCTTTGTATAATGGGTGATCAGTTTCACCTAGAGTTATCTTATAGAATTCATAAGTTGCATCAACATCATTAAAGCAATAGTCAATGGTGAGTTCTATCTCTTCCTTTGTCATATTTGTTTTAGTATGATGAATAGGCATTTCTTCAATGTTCTCTAGATCCATTTCAAACTCTAATCTCTTTAGACTCACCATACGATTTTTATTGTTGTAGTGCATCAAAGTAAATAAGTCTATTATTTTAAAACTTAAATCACTTTCTCTATATTGTGGAAAAACTTCATAATTTGCATCGTGTATTGTATCTTGAGCAACTTGTGCAATTTTTGCACATACTTCAAGACCAGATAATTCATGCCATTTTTCATAATTTCTAAGTACATACTCAATCACTTGACTATCAAATCTTAATCCATTATAAGTTACATGGTAATGATCGTTTTTTTCTTCAAAGAATCTTGCCATACGATCTAATGTATTTTTCCATTTACTAACTTCAAACTTATGATACTTGTTAGTCTGAGGATCATAACAAAGACATAAAAAGTATTCTGCCATTGTTTCTATATCTGTTATTATAACATTCATTTTTCTATCTTTAATGTTCTTAAATATGTTTTTCTTCCTATAGAAGATGTTATTGTAGCAATATGTACATTTAATGTATCTGATAAGTTTCTAGAATTAATAGTTCCTATAAATCTATGAAAGCAATCATATATTTTATATTTACCATTACTTGACTTGATTTGATTAAATATATTATTCCAATAAGCTTCTACATCTTCTGCTGATTCATTTTCATCAAGAAATATAAACTTACTAGATTCTGAATCAATCAAGTTCTTTTTAAAAAACTTTACGTTCATCTTTCTATGAATGTTAGGAGCTGCAGTATTAAAATGTTCAGCACATTTATATAAATCAGTAAAGCTTTGGTAGAACTCTCCATAGATAGTATAAACCATTACTTTTCTTTTAGGTGCAGAATTGCTCATTCTTACTTTAGTTTCATCAGAAACTGCACGTTTTCCTTCAGGACAAGTAGGATCAATGTTATATCCATGTTCTCTATTGTGGGTATCTAACATATTACACCAATAGTTTTCTTGAGAATATATATACTCAGGATTACATTCTTCAAGTGTTTCAAATATAAAGTTATGTTCTCCATGTTTATTAAAAGAACTTTGTAGATGGGTATTGTGATGAATGCCCACTCTAAGTTTCCACTTATGCATACATAATCTATTATATAAATCTGTAGTTGCACCAATGTAACTTTTATTTGTAACTAAATTTTGAATAATGTAAACTCCTGAAATCTTTATCATAATGATATTATCTTAATGATGTAAATGTATACAACATATTTGAAACTACCAAATAAAGTTATTAACAATCTTCCATAATCTTATTTGTTTTGAGGGTTCATGGCTTTATAATTAGCTAATACATACTTTTGTACTCTTTTAGATGCCTTTGAAGTTCCATTTAACATTGCTTCATAAGCTTCTTTAAAACTTAAATTAACATATTTTAAATGTCTATATAATTCTCTATGAATAGGATATGGTTTATTTGACCATTCATTTCCATTTTCTGATATGTACATCCCTTGCACTTCTTTTGCATCAAAACCATCTTTCGTTGTTCCTGTTATAAGCATAATCTTATTCGTTTTTAAATAATTATATTTTCTTTCATTGTCTTGTTGTTTTTTTGTGATCTTTCCAATCTAGCCAAAAGCCTATTCCCACTATGATATTCATTCCAAATGAAATTAAAATTTCATGCAAATCTTCATATATATTAAGAGATAGGTGGATATGTCCTACAACCCAAAAAGGCATTGCAAGATTATTTGATATCCACCTAACTAAATAATTTATAAACGTCATAGCTTACAAAGATAATTAAAAATATTATATTATTCTAATAATTTTAGTTATCGAAATAATATCTAACATGATCTTGATACACTACGATTCTATTTGGTGTACCAACAAATGACATAACTCCTACAGGCACTTCAATACCTATTTCTGCAGGTTGTCTTTCAATTGATTTCTCAACAATCTCTTCACAGATCTCTTGTACAACAGATATTTGTTTTGAATCAATTTCTTCAACAATTTCTTCAATTCTGTCTTTGAAATTTCTTTCTAATTGAGGTTCTGTTACAAGATTCATTACTACTTGTTCTACACTATCTTTTTTAGATGCTCTTTTCTTATAAGATTTTCTACTAGGGCCTGTCCATGTATTATGAATCTTTCTAGTTTGTCTAGCAAGTAATACTATTTTAGTATAAAGACCAGATAGTGGTCTGTCAAACTCTACTGACAATTCATCAGCAATGATAGGTAATGGTTTACCTGTTCTAATCTCTTGTTTAATTCGATTAACTTCCTTGGGTGTGTAATGTTTCATAATTTTAAAATTTAGTTGTTTATTTACTCTTCTTCTAATTCATCTTCTTCTGGTGCAAGTGATAACACCACTCTGTCTTCCATAAGAATTACACCCTGTTCATCTACTTCTATATCAACATAACCATCGAGCTCTCTCAATATGTAATTGATATCATCTAGTGTAACTTCTCTATATTCATCTGAATCCTCACCTTCATCCCACCAACCTATTTCATCATGTGAAGCAAGTAAATCTCCATCTTCATCAATGATAACTAGTTCAACAGGAGCTCCATGTTTAGCCATAAATACATCAGCATCTTCAGGGATCTCTTCTAGTTCAAATAGCTCAATGTAAGGTTCTACAACACCAACAGATATTCTGTTAACGAAAAGCATTCCTACCTCCAATTCAGAAGGTAGGTAGCTTGACAATGATATTTCTGCAGGCATCCACATTAGAACTTTTTTTTAGGTGCTGGTTCAGCAATTTGATACACACAATGTGTACTAGCTAGTCTCAACAATATATGAAGCTGTTCAGCTTCTAGATAATTAAGAACCTTCTTGTTACATGCACCAATGATTTCTACACCATCACCATTATCCACTAATTGCATTGCAACTTGTTTTCTCATATTCTCAGCCCACTCTTCATCCTCACTGAAGTATAGTGTGTGAACAGTTACATTCTTTATAGCCTCAAGTTTATGATAATCATACTCGTGTCTACTGTTGATGTAGATCTCTTCTCTGTATAACACATTACTAGCGTTATCAATCACTTTTTGAATTTCTTGGTTTAGTTTTGCCATATTATTTTTCTTTTACAATTTCTATTAGTTTTAAAGCTACTTGTAAACCAGTTTCTAATGCTTCTTCATAAGTTCTATACAAGTATTCAGCATGATACTTTGATTCCCATCCCCATTCTCTTTCTGAAAGATCTTTAGGATTTCCTTCAAATCTAGTTACTTCAAAGTGGAATTTAGGGTAAGTTGTTTGATCAACTTGCACTTCAACATACAGTTGATGAACTTCTCTTAACCATTTTTGAAGGAGTGATTGAGTTGGAGCTGAAAATGTTTCTAAATAACCTCGTTCTTTTGAACAACCAAAGCATCTATCTCCACTTTTTTTGGTTAACCATTTATCATTCCAATTTTCATTAAATTCTGATAAATTAAATTCATACTCTTCACCATAATAACCACTAGTTCCTGTGAGTGAATTTTCTTTAAATTCAGTATCTTCAAAATAATAAGAATTTATTAAAATATTAAATTCTTTTTCTTTAGCTAATTTAGCTGTTTCAAATGTTATTAATTCTTCTTGCATAATTCTATTAATTTTTTAAGACATTCAAGTTCTGCTTCTTCGTAAGTAAGTGATTTTCCAAAACTATAAGAATGTTTACCTAATACGTCATCTAAATAAACCTGATAGTATTTTACAGAAGTATGTCTATAACACCCAATATGAAATTCAAATTCATACTTCTCTCTAAACCATCTAAATGCTTGTTGGTAAAGTGGTGCAGAGCATATACCACCACCTATTTTAATTTGTGGATGTTGCTCTAATCTAAAATTATGGTTATCATACCTTTCTCTAAAAAACATAAGTTCAGTATTGGTAAAAGGTTCTTGTTCTTCAGTTAAAGATAATCTATAATAACCAAAATCTTGTTCATTATATCCTAATTCTTTTAAAGCTAATGCTTGTTCGTAAGGTATAAATTCTTTTTCCATTACTGTTTGTTTACTAGTTCTAATGCTTTTTTGTGTCCTTCAAGAGCATCTTTATGAGATGTATAACGCTCTTGATATTGATCGTGTTCTCCTCCAAATATCATAGTTTCCCATAATACTGGTTTACCTCCAGGTGTCCAAGAATGGTCCAATCCAAGAAAAACTGTTGATACTGTTATATCACCAATTTCATCTCGTTTGACTGTTCTTCTATCTGAACCCTCTTCTAACCAGTCTGCTGCTTCTATAATAGAAGCAGGAATTGGTTTATTGTTGTTGTTTAAAATGTACCATCTACTCATATCTGTGATGTTAGCTGTTTAACTTCAGAGAGAATATCATCAATGGACATATTCTCTCTTTTATTTTTCTCAATTTGCTCTTTAATCTGTTCTGTAGGAAAGTGTTTTGCAAACTTCTTACCTATAGTTGGATGAACTTCTACTAGAGTAGCATGTGGATGACGAAAATGTTCACGTACTGCTATACATTTAGATCCTATATATTTATCATAATATGCATCCCATTTAAGATTTGGTACATCATAGTATTCAAAGAATTCAAACTCTTTACCAATTATATCTTTTGTTTCCATAGTTGTGCTGTTAAATGTTTAACTTCGTTAAGAAGATCCTCTATAGACTTGCTTTCAGATTCAATTTTATCCATAATCATCTGTGTAGGATAATGTCTATGTATCAGTTTACCAATACTTACACGAACTATTACTTCAGTATAATGTGGAAACACATTGTTTAGTCTTTTAACAATAGCAGTCTTTCCTACACAATCTTGATATGTTTTGTCAAAAGTAACAATTTTATCAGTAGGTTTAAATTCAAAACAGGTAAACTCTTTACCTATAAGATCTTTTGGTTTCATAATTAGAAACCTGCTAACTTAGAAAAACTTACATCATCTCTGTTTAATAGATGAGCAAGACTTCTTTCTTCTTTATCTGAAAGATTGATGATAGATGATATAAGATCTATTTTACTAGATGTAATATTATTACCATACACTGCTTCTACTTTTTGGCCTATTTCCATAAGACCTGATACATTAAAGTTATTTATTGGGTCACCATATTGGTCAACCCATTTGCCATTTTCTACTTTCATAATTTCTAATTTTCTTGATTTTCGATTACTTTTTCTCTAATTAATTCAATTACATTATCACTGAGTAAATCAATGATGTTTATTCCTTCTAGTTCTACTGATTGTAAATCAAACTCAGCACCACTGCCTGGATAACCTTCCATGTTACCATCATATAACTCTCTTGGTTCTTCAGCTTCATAATCACCACTAACTGTTAGTGTAACATCATAGATGTTTACATCTGTTTCTATTGATTTAAGCATAAGTAAGTTCTGTTATAGTGGTTATTGATCTGTACCCTTTCATTTGTTTTTTAAATTCTTTAATTGCTTTTTCCATATCATCAGCTTTTATTATGATTTCAAGATCACAACCTTGTTGGTTATCTTTAGGCCAATAGTATATTAAAAATCTTTTCATAAACTTTTATTTTTCGTGATATTCTACATAATCACCATACATAAATACTCTCAATACATTATCATCAAATAGCTGTAATGTAACTTCTTCACCACCATCACCATTGATACAATTAAATACTTGATATGGATTTCCAGATTTTGTTTTACCTGTTGTTATCTCAGATATTCTATACATGTATATTTCTCTTCCTGGAAGATAGAATACAACATCTTTAGTTCCTTTGTAATTAAAGACCACTGTTAGATCTATCTTTGTGAACTTTGTTTCATTCTCTAATATAGAATAGTTGTATTTTCTTGCGAAAGGTTTCTCTTGTGAAAAACCAAACATGCTCAATAGTAGTAGAGCTCCTAATAATAGTTTTTTCATTCTAAAATGTCTGATATTAATAGCATCATTATATAAAATGCTCCTGTTAATGTAAGTCCTAGTATCATAATCTAACTAGTTATTTGTTCGTAGTTCTTTCTAATCACTGTATCTACCTTATGACACATATCAATCAGATATGTACCTGATCTAACTTGCTCACTATCAAATGATGCTTCTATGAATGGTTCTAGTGCTTCAATGAACTCTTTGGCCTTCTGATGCATATTTGCACCAATCTCTGCTGTTGGTTTCATTTCATCTAGTTCCATTACCAATAGATTACTCAATGCTGCTAGTTTGTGATATAGTATTCTTTCTTTCTTTGTCATAATCTTATTTGTTTTTAAATTGTTCAAACCATCTGTCTTTAATTTTTCTAAGTCTTTTTAGCATATCCCAACGTTGTTCTCCATAAAGTCCAGTAATAGCTTCATTTTTCATTTCTAAAGCAAAATTTACCATATCTTCCTCACTATAACCTTTTTCTTGTTTTTCAAAACCATATTTCTCAATAAGTCTTATAGCTTGTGATTCGTTTTTACATTCAAGACAGAATTTGATATGTTGTAATAAACCATATTCCATTGTTTCTTGTTTAGGTTCTTCTTCATATTCCTCATAACAACTTGTACATTCGGAATTGTAACAAGCATAAACACTTTCGTCTTCTGTTAAAGACATTAAATAACCACAATTATTACATTCAACTTCTTCAAGTGTTTCTTGTTTAGGTTGTTGTGGAATCATTTTACAATCACAAGTTTTAAATCTACTTATTGTAGTAGATGATACTACTTGTCCTGTTCCATCACAAAAAGAACAAATTTCTTCTTTTGGAATGATGATTTTGTATTTTATACTATGTATTGTTGGTAATTCAACATAACCTTTTAAATCAGTCCATACACCATCTTTTGTTATTTTGGTTTGAACCTCTACACTCTCACAACTTGAATTTTTCACAAACCATTCTAAAAACTCATCATCAATAGCTTGTACACCATCTTTGATTAAGTCTTTGTTGTCTGTTAGGATGATTTTTTTAATAAATTGATTATTGTAAGTGTTTGTCCATTCAGAATTGTTTTTCTTAATTATTTTTCCATTGTAGTGTAAGTAGTAACAACCTAAATTTTCTTCACCTTGTTTTAAAGATTCATTAGAAGTAATGCAGATGTTTCTATTAACATTTCCTATTGGAGATAACCATTCTTTATCTAAAAGTTCAATTACTTTTAAACTTTGTAATAACCTACTTGGTTTATCTGTTGGTAATACGTGTATATTTTTCATAATCTATTTGTTTATAGGTTTAGGTGTACATACATGTCCATCACTCCATTTGATTCCTGGAGGTGGTGTTGTTTTTGGTGAGC